ATGCGTGGATTCATGGTGACAGACGAAAAACGATTTAAGGCTTGGTTGAATGACCCTGATAACCGAGTCTGGAGGACTTACCCAGGAAGCGTTTAAGGAGGAGCATGAAGGTTGCAATCTGTGTCCCATGTCGGGACGAGGTGATGAGCGGATTCTGTTTTGACCTAGCAAGATTGGTCGGATACGAGGCAAAACGGGGTCAGAACGAAATACAACTGTTGCAGATGCCAGGAACGCTGATCTTCACTCAGCGTGAGAAACTGGCGCAGGAAGCTCTGGAATGGGGGGCAGACCAAGTTCTGTGGATTGACTCTGATCAGCGGTTCCCTGCTGACACGTTGGAGATCCTTCAGGCGAGGCAAGTACCGATCTGCGGTGTTAACGCTACAACGCGTAGAGAGCCGATTCTGCCGACTGCGTTGAACCTTAAGATTGAGCGGGAGATGCTCAACGGCAAGCCAGGAGAGCCGAAACAGGTCTGGCATAAGGTTGAAAGCAGGGGGAAGAAGGGTGTTGAACAGGTGACCGCAGTGGGTTTTGCGGTTACACTTGTCAACAGGGAAGTGTTTGAGAAGATCCCTAGACCGTGGTTTGATGTCATCTGGACTGATCACGGCAATGTCATCGGTGAGGATGTTACGTTCTGCGTCCGGTGCATGGAGAATGACATTCCGGTGTTTGTTGACCATGAACTGTCAATGCACATCGGACACATTGGCGTCAAGACCTTTGGATGGGATGACGTAAAGCATGGCCCTAGCAACTTACAGCGACCTCAAAACAACGGTCGCAAACTATCTCGCAAGAAGCGATCTAAGTAGCCAGATTCCTGACTTTATCCGGCTGGCTGAGATCCGTCTGCGTAGGCAGCTTCGCATCCGCGAGATGCTAAAGCTGTCTAGCACGACGATGACTGGTGGTGATAGCACTGTCGGTCTGCCAAGCGACTTCCTCCAGATGCGTAACCTGTATCTGGATGGCAATCCAGAGATCCCCATCGGATACCTGTCTCCTGCTTCGTTCACCAGGAATGCGCGGGTGACTGAGAGCGGCAAGCCTGTCGCCTACACCATCCTGTCAGAGGAAATGCAGTTTGCTCCTGTGGCAGACAGCAACTACACGCTGTGGATGTTGTATTACGCTGCGCCGACGTTTTTGAGTGACAGCACAAGCACGAACACATTTACGAGTGTTTGTCCTGATCTTCTGCTTTATGGTGCGCTGACAGAAGCAGAGCCATATCTGATGAATGATGCCAGGATTCAGACATGGGCGGCATTGTTTCAGCGGTCTTTGCAGGATCTCACTGTATCGGATGAGCAGGCAGAGTATTCTGGCAATCCTATGGTTATGACAGTTCAGAAGAGGTAAATCATGGCTATCACCCAAGCAATGTGTACCAGCTTCAAGACGGAGCTTCTTGGTGGCACACACGATCTTGATACAGATACGATCAAAATCGCGTTGTTCACATCATCGGCCACACTTGGAGCCTCTACAACAGCCTACAGCAGCACGGATGAGGTTGCTAATGGTAACGGGTACACCACCGGAGGAAACACGCTCTCAGGAGCTACAATCTCGTCCAGTGGCACAACTGCGTTTGTAGACTTCTCAGATAGCACTTGGTCAAGTGCATCATTCACTGCTCGCGGTGCATTGATCTACAACAGCAGCAAGTCCAATCGAGCGATTGCTGTGCTTGACTTTGGATCTGACAAGACCAGCACAAATGGTGATTTTGTTGTGCAATTCCCGACTGCTGATGCGTCTAATGCAATCATTCGCATTGCGTAAGAGGTTGGCATGATCAAGATTGACTTCCAGTTTGAAACGCCACACGGCAAGTTTGCTGACGCTCTGCACCTGCCGGAAGATCACACCTTCACCGAGGCAGAGATCCAGGCGATGAAAGAACAGCGCCGGGATAACTGGATTGCTGTCGTCACTGCACCGCCCGTAGAACAGCCGGAAACCACCAAGGAGATTGGTGGTGAGGTCTATCAAAAGCTAGAAGGAGTCCCGCCCTCTGGAGCTAAACTCGTTGAAATCGATGGTGTTTGGTTCTATAGGGTGTAACCGTGGCAGATCGCTATTGGGTCGGTGGTACGGCGAACTGGGATGGCACCGCTGGTACTAAGTGGTCAACAACGTCCGGTGGTGCTGGTGGCGCGTCTGTGCCTACGAGCGCGGATGATGTGTTCTTTGATGCCGCCTCAACCGGTACTTGCACGATCAGCACCGGCAATACCGGGGCTAAGTCAATCAACTGTACGGGGTTCACGGGAACGATTGCGGGTAGTGCAAATATTACTATTGCAGGTAGTGTGACTCTTGTTGCCGGAATGACTTATACGCACACAGGCACCGCAACAATCACAGGTACGAGCACACTTATAACTGCTGGTAAAACTTTTACTAACTTTACTGTTGCTGGCTCTGGAATTACGGTTGCGCTAGGAGATGCAGTTACGGTACGTTCTGGCGGGTCTATAACTGTTACTCAAGGTACATTTAATACCAACGGATACAACGTAAATGCCGCCACTTTAGCGTCATCAAATTCAAACACACGAGCCATAAATTTAGGATCAAGCACGGTAACGTTAACCGGTTCAATTGATTTTGCCACCAGCACCGGGCTTACTTTTACTTCTGGAACATCGCAAATAAACACATCGGGAAACGGAATAGTTTTTAACGGCGGGGGTCAAACTTTTTATAATGTAGCTTTCACCAGCACCAATGCGGGTGGAGCAGCAATCACAGGCGCAAACACGTTTAACAATTTATCTGTAACCGCTTCCGCATCCGCTGGTGTGACGCCGATAACCTTTGACTCCCGCCAAACCATCAACGGCACACTGTCCACAACAGGCACCGCAGGCAACCGCCGAGTCTGGTTTCGTGGAGCTACCTACGGTCTAGCCCAAACTCTCACCATCAACGCCACACCGAGTCTGACAGACGCAGACTTCCGGGACATCTACGTTATCGGCACTGCTGCGCCGATCTCAGGTACTAGGATTGGTGACTTGCGTGGCATCCGTGGGATCACGTTCAGTACGCCTAAGACGGTGTATTGGAATCTTGCTGGCGCACAGAACTGGTCGGCAAACGGATGGTCGGATACAAGCACAGGTACGCCAAACACTAACTTCTTTCCACTCGCGCAGGACACCGCTACGTTCACAAACGCAGGTTCGGTGACGGGCACGATAACGATGAACTCTGCTGTTCCCTACACAGGGACGGTGGATATGTCCGGTCGCACGAGTGCCATGACGCTGGCAATTGGCGCAGCGTTTACGATTTATGGCGACTGGAAAAACGGTTCTGGAACCACATTAAGCACTGCAAACACCTTGATGTTCTCTGGCCGTAACACGCAAACCATCACCAGCGCAGGCAAGACATTTAGCGGCGGCATTACGGTTGACTCCTACAGCGGCACAGTCGAGCTTGCTGATGCCCTGAACATTGGGTCACAAACCCTCACCGTTACCAACGGCACGTTTGACACCAAGAACTTTAATGTCACGGCTGGATCGCTATCGTCTAGTAACTCAAACATCAGGACGATTACGCTTGGGTCGAGTACGGTGACGTTAAGTACTAACCTAATATTCACTATTAGCACAAACCTTACTTTTAATGCCGGAACATCGACAATATCTTGTACGGGGACAATAGGCCAGGCGTTTTCAGGTGGTGGGCAAACTTTTTACGATGTTGCAATAACTAGCAGCGCAGCAAGCGGCGCATCTTCATTTAACAGGGCTAACACTTTTAATAATTTAACAATTACTGCCCCAGCAAGCGCTGGGTTTAGATTTGTAAATATTAGTGATAATCAAACCATCACCGGCACCCTCACCGTCGCCGGAGCATCGCCAATCCGTCGCATCTTTGTCCGCTCAGATACCCTCGGAACTACCCGCACTCTTACCGTAGGCACTCTCTCCGCAACAGACTGCGACTTCCGAGACATCACCATCGCTGGCACAGCAGCGGGATCATCTCCGACCCGAGCAGGTGACTGCGGTGGGAACTCTGGGATTACGTTCCCTGCGGCCAAGACCGTCTACTGGAACCTTGCAGGCGCGCAGAACTGGAGTGCTACGGCGTGGTGTACAGGATCTGGTGGTACACCGGACATCAATCAGTTTCCGCTAGCCCAAGACACGGCGGTGTTTGATAACACAGGCAGCGTGACTGGCACGATCACAATTGACACTGCGTGGAACATCGGCACGTTTGATGCCTCGGCTAGAACGAGTGCAATGACGCTGACAACCAGCACGAATACGCCAACGGTTTACGGTAATTGGCTGTTTGGTACTGGAGTTACATCGAGCAGCACGACCGGTACGATCATATTTGCCAAGCGCGGTACACAAACCATTACCAGCAATGGCGTTCAGTTTGGATGTCCGGTAACAATTAGCTGTGTGACCGGCACGGTGCAGTTGGCTGATGCTTTGTCGCTCGGTTCAGCACGAACCCTCACCCTGACCAGCGGTACGTTTGATGCGGTTACTTATAACGTGACGGCTGGTTTGTTTGCGGCAACAGACGCCACATTTGCCAAAATACTAAAACTTGGTTCTGGAACTTGGACTTTGTCTGGAACAGGCACTGTTTGGGACGCCAGCGGGTTGCTTTTGACGTTTTACAAAAGCACCGCCAACATCGTTTTATCAGACACAAGCACAACCGCCCGATCTTTCGCAGGCGGCAATCTTTCCTATAACAAACTCACCATCGGCGGCACAACAGGCACATCAACCCTCACCATCACCGGGAACAACCAATTTAGTGAACTTGCCTCAACCAAGACCGTCGCCCACACCATCGCTCTAGGCTCAACCACTCAGACCTTCGGCAAGTGGACGGTCACAGGCACGGCAGGTAACGTGGTCACGTTGACTGGTTCGGGAACTTCTCACGTTCTCGCTGGCGCATGTACCTCGGGCATTGACTACCTTGCGATGGGTAGTATCGGCTTTGCAGCCACAAGCCCCGGTGAGTTCTACGCAGGTGCAAACAGCACAGGAACCGCTGGAGCGCCTGTCTACCGCACCGCCAAACCCGCAGACTCTACCCGCTACTGGGTAGGGGGTACGGGCAACTGGTCAGACACCGCGAGATGGTCTGATGCGTCGGGTGGAAGCAGTGGGTTCTCTGTACCAAGAAGCCACGACGACGTAGTCTTCGATTCCGCTTCTAACGCGACTGCCTACACCGCTACGGTGAACGCTGTGACCGGCGGCATCAGGATGAAGTCGCTCACGATTGCCGGCCCTGCGACTGGGAACGTGACGCTTGCCGGATCGACTGCGATGGTCGGGATTCATGGCAACGTGACATTCCCCGCAACTGGATTGACGCGTAATTGGACAGGTGATTTGGTATTATCAGGGTCAAGTACAGGTTTAACAATAACAACAAATGGGGTAAGTTTGTTCCAGAATGTGATAGTTAATGGTGTTAATTGTGAATGGACACTTGGAAGCGCTTTTTCAACATCATTAGGTAATTTTACTGTTACCAACGGGTCGATTGATTTTGCGACGTACAATTTTACAAATGGTTCTGCTGGTATTGTTTCAAATAATGGAAATTCAAGAACCATTAAATTTGGAACAGGAACGGTTGAATTAACTACTGTTAACCAAGCAATTGATTTCGGCACAACAGAAACAAATAGAGCAAATTTAACGTTTAATGCCAACACGTCTCAATTAACATGCGCCGGTACAATTGTAACGTTTTCGGGAAATAACCAAACGTTCTACAACGTTAGTTTTACGTCTACCAGTGCAGGAAGCGTTACTATCAACGGCGCAAACAGCTTCAACAACCTGTCATTTACCGGCCTCACAGCCGCTGGCCTGAAGACCATCTCTTTCAGCGCCAATCAAACCGTCACCGGTACGCTGACCTTCTCCGCTGGCACAAATGCTACGATGCGCCACTTCGTCCGCTCTGACACGATTGGAACCACCCGCACGATCACTACCGCTGCGTTCTCCGGTACCGACGTAGACTTCCGAGACATCACTATAGCTGGAGCTGCTGCTCCGGTATCCGGGACTCGATTGGGTGACTGCAAGGGCAACAGCGGGATTACGTTTGTTGCTGGTAAGACCGTCTACGTTCGCTCAACGGGATCAGCCAACTGGTCATCGTCTACTGGCTGGTCTGCTACGGAAGGTAGCGCAGCGGATGTTACGCAATTCCCTCTGGCTCAAGATACGGTGATTTTCCCTGCTGCAACGTATCCAGCATCCGGCAGCACGATTACAGTTGATCAGTCCTATAACATCGGCACAATTGATATGTCGTTGAGGACTGGTAACACGGTGACGCTGGCAACGGGATCGACCACTCCTCAAATCTACGGCAACTGGGTCAACGGGACTGGCACGACGCTGACGGGTACCGGAGCCTTGACGTTTTCTGGCCGAGGCAGTCAGACGATTACGAGTGCTGGCAAGACTTTTACGCAAGGTTTTACGATCGATACGCCCGGTGGTTCAGTGACATTGCAAGATGCTTTTGTTTGCGACAGAAGCGCAGGCTTTGCTTTTACAGTAACCGCAGGAACTTTTGATGCTGATGGGTTTAACGTAACTTTATCTGGCGCGTCAAGCGGTTTTTCATCTACTAACTCTAACACTAGAACCATTGCCATAGGTTCTGGAACATGGGTTTTAGCAGGAACAGGAGGATGGAACACCGCCACCTCCACCAACCTCACCGTCACCGGCACCGGCACAATCTCTCTGACCTCTGCTTCGGCTAAGAACTTCTTTGGCGGCGATGTTTCTTACACCAACATCACGCTGAACCAAGGCGGTGCTGGTACTTTGACACTCTTTAGCAACAACACGTTCAAAACGATTAGCAGCACCGCTGCTGGTGCAAACACAATCAACATCGGCACGACTACCCAGCGGATCACTACATCGTGGACTGCTGCTGGTACGGCAGGAAACATCCTGACTGTACAAGGTACATCTGCTGCTTCGCCTGGGACGCTTGTTTTTACTGGATCGGGGACTGCGGCTAACGTAGACTACCTTGCCATCACAGGTGTGAGAGCCTACCCGCTATGACTTGGTACGCTGGCACTAATTCCACTAACAACGGCAGTCTCGGTTGGCTGTTTGAGGCTCCGGGCGGTGTTACTGTCAATGTCACGGGCGTGTCTGCCACCGGATCTGTTGGGACGGTAGCGGTTGCCGCAGGTGCGGATGTATCCGTCACAGGCCTAGAAGCCACCGGACAAGTCGGTGTTGTTGCTACCGTAGCAGGAGCCGATGTTCTTGTCACGGGGCTAGAGGCTACTGGTCAAGTTGGGTCCGTGACCGTCGCCGCTGAAGCAGTAGCGTCAGTTACTGGGGTGTCTGCTAACGGTGATGTCGGTTCTGTTGTTGTTGCGATCAACGTTTTTGTTGATTTAACAGGTGTATCAGCATCTGGACTTGTTGGTTCTGTAGTTGTAACTGCTGATGCGGTTGTTGCTCTGACTGGTGTATCGGCAACAGGTCAAATTGGTACGGTTACTGTTCTAGTTGTTGTTCCTGTTACTGGTGTTCAAGGGACGACGGTTCTAGGGACGATCACTTTAGAGAGCAACAATTATCTAGATGTCACTGGTTTGCAAGCGACAACTTCTGTCGGGACTGTTACACTCACTGGTGTGTGGAGCAACCCTGATGATGAGGCTAATGTGTGGACGGATGTTGTTCCTGGCTCTGATGTCTGGACGCCAAAGGCAACCGGATCGAATACTTGGACGACACAATGAGAGTGGTGTTTGGTCAATGGACGCCTGACCGTCCTGGTGTTGCAGGAAACCTGACAGAGGCCAAGAATGTGCTTCCTACAGCATCAGGGTATGGATCGCTGAATGGAACAGCTAACCTGTCTGATGCTGCTAGTGAGAATCTGCTGACGGTGTTTCCTGGCCGA